ATCGCGGATACTTGGCCAATCATCTTCTGTGATTATGCCTTTAAGAATCAGCTGCGTCTTGACCAAGTCGTCAAACATTGCAGAAAAACGTCTACGAAGTTTTGCGATAAACTTGGTAAACTTTAATTCATCTCTGCTAATCTCAGCACTACGTCCGAAATTAAGACCTTGTTGTGCACCTTCTAATCTAGAGATGGGGACATTCAACGCTTGATAAAGTTTGCGTTGGAAGTAATCTACGTCACCAGTTTCTCCGAGATTAGAACCTCCTGGAAGTGTTTGAATCTCTGTGCCTCTACCGCCTTCGCGTCTTGGCATCCAGAAGTCTTCAAGCATCGACATAAACTTCTTGTCGTCACGGATCTCTCCAGACTCACCATCATAAACTAATTTGTTACGATAGCGATTCATAATATCTTTGAGATACTGCTCTGCCTTCATTGTGGGCAGATTACCAGTATCTACATAAAAAACTCTGCGCTCTGGAGCGCGGGTAATACGGTATACAACAACAGCATTCTCCATCATTCTCAGCTGATTTGCTGGACGGATAGCTTTGTGTAAATATGACAACGGGATATTTTTATCTTGGTCTAAGAGACCTGAGGGAATGTAGGTAACAGCATCCTTCGAGATCTTCAGAGATTTATCGTTAGCGTTTCCTGCTTTATACTGTCCAGGTTTGTTAGCGATACCCTTGTCGTCATAAATGAAATACTCTTTTACCTCTTTGACCATACTGACGCCAGTCTTAGGATCTTTTTCCTTCTTGACATCACGCACTTTCTTTATTTTGCGTGGGTCAATATACCTGACATCGTGTAGACCTTTTCTTGGGTTGGTTTTATCGACAACTTTGTGGAAGTAAATTCTTCCATCGATGTACAAAAGTCAGTAGTAATCTTGTGCACGATTGTTGAAGTCCATCAACGATAATACATTGTCAAATTCATCAGCGATTGCTTTCTTAACAGCTGTTGACGCTGGGACACCATCTGTGTCAATCGTTACTGGCTTTTCGTCGTCAAGGTTCGAGATACTATCATTGACAATATCTTCGATTGCAGTGTCGATATCGGCATACATTGATATGTCCCGATAACGCTTGATGAGTTGCTCTTCAGTATTAGCAACTCCCTCGACATCGAAATAAGTGCCATAGTAACCACCACCACGGATGGCTTCCAATGCACCATCAGAATCAGGAGCAACGAAAGACTGTGCAGCTTTCGGCTCCTTTTTCCGATTGATTTCAAATCCAAACAATTCCATTATATTTTCCTCTATACCTAATAGATGTTATATTATTTATACTACATCATAATGGGTATATTGGAAGGTCACCGTAAACTCTTCAAAGATATCGTTCTGTGCATACTGCAAGGTGATTTCCGACATATTGATTGGGAAGCAATTACGCAAGGTATACTTACCTCCAACCAACACTTCATCGTTACGATCCAAATGCTCGACACCAATGTCAGCTTGGTATTCGCTTGGAGTGAGGATACCAGTATTGTCTTCACGATTATTCAAACCATTCATCCACTGCTCGAATGGCTGGCGTAGTGAGAAACCAGAGTCGTTCACGATTGTTACGGTGAACGGGTCAAAGATTCTTTCACCAGCCAGTTTGATCTCACGACCACGATACTGGATGATTGCAGGGTTTACGTTAGAGGCTGGAAGTGCCGCCCCAGTTACCAAAAGACTATAGCTTGTGTCAACATTAGGCACATAGCTTGGGAATGCTAGGCTTACGCGAAACTGATTTGGTCTCGCTCCACCCGCACCTAATCTAGCCTTAAATTCTTCAATATTCATTTCTGTCTCCTATAATTCTAGATTAAGCACCCAGCTCTTCGAACGAGATACCTGTTCGAGTCGCTACGAATGTCAAAGTGATAAAGTTGATTGATTTCGCTGGCTTAATAAAGATGTCAGCGCGGAATTCGTTGCTGTCAATAACCTGTCCAGTGTTATTTGTTTCGTCACAAACAACGCGGAAGTCATAAACACCGCGACGACCTTGTACATCACGCAAGAACGGTTCTACCAGAGAACGGAACTGGGCACGAGTAAAGGCATCGTTGAATTCAAACAACTGGAACTTAGCAGCTGCCGCCACTGCTTTCTCGATAACGATAAACAGTCTACGAACATTGATACGGTTAAATGCGCTGGATCTAGCCAGTAGAGTCTTATCACCGAACAAGATAATACCTTGCTGAGACGACTGAACGATTGGGTTCACGCCAGCAGAGTATAATGTGTCGCGGTCAGACTTCTTAGGATTGAATGCCAACTTAACAGCGTTCTTGATAGAACCGCGATTTACACCAGCAGGTGAGAACCATGGATCAGCTTCAAGGTCAGCAGTTACACAGCAACCAGCAGTGTCAGCATTACAAGGAACCCACGCATAAGCATCGTTGTATCGGTCATACATATACTTCCAACCACTATCCATGACAGCGAAAGAAGATCTTGTGTAGTTTGCCAACTCAGCTTTGATGTCAGTTACTTCAGAACCTGAGTTATTTACAACACTTGCTTTTGCAGGGGAAACAAACGCGAGGCAGTCTTTACGGATCTCAGTGATATTGTCGATGATATAATCACCAACAGTCGAACTATGAGCACCAGCAAAGATTAAGCTAACATCAGTTTCTTCGTCATTAGCGAACTTCAAGTAAGAAGCCTGCAGATCTCCATCAGTCGGTGAAACATGTACACCACCAGAGAAAGACCAAGCAACCACGTCATTCGAAGTTAGAATTCTTGGATACGGTTGTGACGTACCAGCAGCTGAAATATTAGCTAATGTTGTCGCCAAGTCTTGTCCCCAAGGAGTACCAACAGAAGTTGCTGTTGTGTCAACCTGATCAGTGAAACGAATCCACTTAGATTTTGCATTAATCGCGTCTTTGTAGTAATTTACGGAGTTGTCATCAGCGCGAGCACCTTGAATTTTTGAGAGTCCTTCATACTTCTCAAGAACAGTTCCAGCTTTACCAGTGATAGCACCGTTTTCGTCAATTACGATAAGATGTAATTCGTCAAAGTTCACACCATTAGAATTCGCCCAGTCAGTAGTTCCTGGAACTGTATCAAACTCTTTCTCATATGTCCACTGTGTTACCAAAGTTACAGTAGCTGCAGCACCTGTGCCACCGCCACCAGAGAAAGTGACTGCAGGAGCAGAAGTGTACCCAAATCCTGGATAGGCAATTGTAACACTACTAACAGCGTCACCAGTTAGAGCAGCGACACCAACAGCAGTACCGCCATTGGAAGGCGAGGCACCGATTGCTACAGTAGGAGCAGAGGTATAACCAGAACCACCAGCACCTATAGTGACAGTCATTGAAACGCTAGTACCGAATGTTCCGATGTCACCGACAGAAACCTTCAGGCTGTTTCCGAGTATGCCTGCATATTTTGCGGCAAATGGACCAACACCATTAGTTTCACCAGCGTACGATGCGTCATATTCATCATCGTTTCTGATCAGCTTACCGATTGGGTTGGCGTCATCGATCAAAACAGTAGCAGTTGCACCAGAACCACCGCCACCAGAAATGGTTACGACTGGGTCAGTGCCATCGATTGCATAACCGAAACCTGCATCTGTGATAGTGATTGCTGATACTGCTGCGCCTGTGATAGTTGCTGTTGCCGTTGCAGCTCGACCGCCATTTGCTGGTGTTACACCAGTTGGATCAGCGATTGTGACTGTTGGGGCAGAGGTATAACCAGAACCAGCAGCAGTTACTGTCGCAACACCAGTCAAAGCACCGTTTGCCGTTGCAACAGCGTTTCTTGCAGTTGCGCCAACTTCTCTCGATACAAGAAGGTTTGAACCGTATGCTAAGAAAGATGAAGCTGTAAGGAAGTCTACATTGTTTGCTTTTGCTGGCTTGCCGAAACGCTCAACTAATTCGTTTTCACCTGAGATTGAAACTAACTCTCTAGCTGGACCCCAAGCGAAATCGCCTGCAAACCCACCGACTGTAGTTCCAACAGCAGGAACGACAGCTGTCGCGTCTTGTTCTCTTACGAGAACTCCTGGACTTAATTGAAATGCCATTTTTTATCTCCTCGATATTATGGATAATCGTTATTATTATG